AGCCAAGACACCGTGGTACCAGCTGTAGACAAAAAGGGTATGCCCAAAGTTCCAGCCACTTTGCCGACAGTTCCAGATACTTTAGAAACAGTACTGAGAACTGAGGAAGCTTTGACACCTTTCTTAGTCTCCTTAGCTTCCTTCTCTATTGTCTTACCTGACTGTGGAATAACGGCACCCAAAGTGATGGGCACTGCGCCATACAACACCATATCATGTAACGATACGTACAATGACATTCTAGGTGCTGTAACACCGGGTAAAGTTGTGTAAGGTAATTGTTGGACTATAGCAAAATGACCAGCTGGAAAGTCCACCGCATCACCACCACCCACTGCTGTATTAGTCAGCTCAAAGAAGTCATAAGGAAAAATGTATGGAACCACAAGCTCTGCAATGGTTGTATCTGCAAAATTCAACCTGGCATGTGGCACATTAGTGGACAAAGGAGGAAACAAGCCTCTAGCGTGTACCTCGGTGTTTGACCCTGCACCATACTGAAATCCGATGGTGACCAAACCTTGTTGAAAAGGTGTAGCAGCCAACGTCAATGTAAACTTAATGGTACACCTATATGCATACACTCCAGCCAAACGGCGCAAAGCGTCCGCAGGCCAGAACCGAGCAATAGGGTTCAAAGCAGGGCCAGAGCTAATATCAATACCAGCTATAACACTTCTCGTAGTGGCAGCATTGTATTTAGCCCACAACCTAGGACGCTCAAAATACTTCTTAATATCTTGGTAATCCTCATCAGGAAGGGGAATGAGCTCTTTAGAAACTCCATGGTTAATCGTGGTGACTTCTGTAGCCTCATTACTAAATTCAGCTAAACCCAAATTATGGGTAGCATCTAAAGACAAAGAGGATATATCCTCATGTATAACATCATCTCTTGCTGTAGCGGGAAATTTTCTCAGTGAGGGTTATTCCCATAACCTCACAGTACATGCCTTCTCACTTGAGTAGTTGGGTGAAAGCTGTCCTGACACAGCAACAAAGGGGGCATGTAAAGTATTTACAAAGTTGCTGCCGTATATAGGCTTAATACCAGAAGTCTGTCTTGCTGGCCATAAATTGGCGATAACTGTCACGGTTAACGCCAAATTTAGGTGCCATGCCAAAACGATTCATTTGCTCTTTAATAATATGAGCATAACGATCCCAAACTTCGGTATCATGGAGACTGAGCTCACCAAGCGCAAACTCCAGGTTGTTACATATATCTTGAGCAACGTCTTTGCGTGCCCGAGTGACATAAGCTGAGTACAGAAAACTCTGTAACTCTAGGGGAGCCAACCAACCCCCTCTTGCCAGGGTGTTCCCTGAATCTTCTTTGAAACTCCTCTTCAGATAAATAAGAGATTCAAAGGGTTTATGGACAATGAGGGTGCCATCCTTAGACCC